ATTGATAAAGCTAGAGAAAGAGGAGTATACAAAAATCGTAAACGTAAGACTACTATTGACAGAAAACAAGTTAGGTATTTAAGACAAATGAATTTTTCTACGTACAGAATAGCTGACATAATGAATATCTCAAGGATGTCTGTTCATAGGATACTAAGGGAGGATACTGATGGGAAAACGTAGTAATTTTGAAAGAGTACCTCGTGATTATTACCCGACACCTATACACGCAGTAGAGCCTCTTATACCTCACTTACCTTACTCTTTTAAGTACATAGAACCATGTGCAGGTGACGGAAGGTTAATGGAGCATCTAACTAAGTTAACGGATGGTATGGCAGAATGTATATTAGCTCTTGATATAGAACCTAAAGCTGACCATATAATAAAAGGAGATGCTCTTCACTTTCATGGTGCTAGTGAATTTGATACTGAGATACTAACAATAACTAACCCACCGTGGCAAAGAAGGGTGCTACATCCTATAATAGACCAGTACTTAGATATATGTCCTACTTGGTTGTTATTTGACGCAGACTGGATGCACACAAAACAGTCAGCTTGTCTTATGACTTACTGTAAGAAGATTGTAAGTGTTGGTAGGGTAAAGTGGATAGAGGGAAGTAAGAGTTCTGGCAAAGATAATTGTTGTTGGTACTTATTCGATAAAACAAACAAAGAAGCAACTGAATTTTATGGTAGGAATGTAGAATGAACTTTGACGAATATCAAACACAAGCAAGTAAGACTACAATATATGATGATAAGTATAATATAATATACCCATCTTTGGGTTTAGTAAATGAAGCAGGAGAGGTAGCAGGTAAGGTTAAGAAAGTACTAAGAGATAACGGTGGTATATTTGGTACTCTTGAAAGAGAGGCTATTAAGAAAGAACTAGGTGATGTATTGTGGTATATGTCAGCAGTATGTAGCGACTTAAATATAAATATGTCAGATGTTGCTCAAGCTAATATTGATAAGTTAAATAGTAGATTAACTAGAGGTGTCCTTGGAGGGTCTGGAGATGAAAGATAATATAATTGTAAGGTATTTTAATTATTTAAAACATTGGCGACTTCATAGGGAAACTATAAAACAATTAAATAAACTATCTGATAGGGATCTCAATGATATAGGTTTACATAGAGGTGATATAGATAGTATGATATGGTTAGATGAAGATAGAAAAAAAAGGGGCAAAAAATGAACAACTACTTACCAACAGATTACCAAGCATTTATACATACATCAAGATATGCTAGATGGTTAGAAGAGGAGAATAGGAGAGAGACTTGGCCTGAGACAGTAAGTAGGTATATGTCTAATGTTATATTACCTAAGTTAGATAAATCACATCCAGAAATAAAAAAGATAGAGGGTATGATTCTAAACTTAGATGTAATGCCTTCTATGAGGGGTTTAATGACAGCAGGTCCTGCCGCTAATAGAGACAACACTTGTATGTATAATTGTAGCTATCTACCAGTAGATGACCCTAAAGCGTTTGATGAAGCTATGTATATACTTCTGTGTGGTACAGGCGTAGGGTTTTCTGTAGAGAGTGACTTCGTAAACAAACTACCTGAGATACCAGAACTACAAGAAAGCGATTTAGTTATTAAAGTTAAAGATAGTAAAGAGGGGTGGGCAAAAGCTCTTAGACAGGTTGTAGCACTGCTATATGCAGGTGAGATACCACAATGGGATGTATCTTTAGTTAGACCTGCTGGAGCTAGGCTTAAGACATTTGGTGGTAGAGCTTCTGGACCTGCCCCTCTCGTGGATCTATTTAACTTTACATTAGCTACATTTAAATCTGCACAAGGTAGGAAACTTGCACCTATAGAGTGTCACGATCTTATGTGTAAGATAGGAGAGATTGTTGTTGTAGGTGGTGTTAGACGTTCAGCTATGATATCACTATCTAATTTAGATGATGACAGAATGAGACACGCTAAGTCAGGTTCATGGTATGATAGCACACCTTATAGAGCCTTATCTAACAACTCAGTATGTTACACTGAAAAACCTGCAATGGAGACTTTCATGCGTGAGTGGCTTGCTCTTGTAGAAAGTAAGTCAGGTGAACGTGGTGTGTTTAACAGACAGGCTTGTAAGGATGTAGCTAAACGTAATGGTAGACGTAACCCAGATTTTGAATTTGGAACGAACCCCTGTAGCGAAATTAGCTTAAGACCACATGAGTTCTGTAATCTAAGTGAAGTAGTTGTTAGATCTACAGATGATATAACTTCATTAATTGAGAAGGTTAAGATAGCTACGATAATAGGTACAATACAATCTAGTTACACTAAGTTTCCTTACTTACGTAAAGTATGGGCTAACAACTGTGAAGAGGAGAGGCTTCTGGGAGTCAGCTTAACTGGCATTATGGACAACCCACTTATGACTAAATCAAACTTAGGGCTAGATAAAACCTTACGTAAATTAAGGCAGGTATCTATAGACACTAATAAGAAATGGTCTAGTATTTTAGGTATACAACAGTCTACTGCTACTACTTGTGTAAAACCTAGTGGTACAGTAAGTCAGATGGTTGATAGTGCATCAGGTATTCATGCTAGGCATAGTCCTTACTATATTAGAACTGTTAGAGGAGACAACAAAGACCCACTAACTAAGTTTATGGTAGATCAAGGTATACCTTCTGAGCCTTGTGCAATGAAACCAGATAATACTACAGTGTTTAGCTTCCCTGTTAAGTCTCCTAATAACTCTATATTTAGAGATGATATGACTGCTATTGAACAGTTGGAGTTGTGGTTAACTTATCAAAGGAATTGGTGTGAACATAAACCTAGTATAACAGTTAGTGTTAAAGAAGAGGAGTGGCTAGAGGTAGGATCTTTTGTATATAAACATTTTGATGAGATGAGTGGTGTATCTTTCTTACCTTATGTAGATCACTCTTATGTTCAAGCACCTTATCAAGAGGTAGAAGCTGAAGGTCCTCTTAAAGTTGTTGTGTCTGAGTTTGACGATTCTATCACAGAAAGACATCATACATACGAAAGTCTTTTATCTATTATGCCTAGTAAGATTGACTGGTCTAAACTATCTGATTTCGAAATAGAAGATACAACTAGATCAAGTCAAACCTTTGCTTGTACAGGAGAAGTTTGTGAAATGGTAGATATTAGTTCCTAGACACTTGTATTATCTAAAATAGTTCTTATATAATTAATACCCACTAGTGGAAATAAGGAGTAAGTATGGCTAAATGGTCTGAAAAAGAGTGGAAACCCGACACTAAGAAAAAGGATAATGTGAATCACCCACCTCACTACGGGAACGGAAAGATAGAGTGTATAGACTACATACAAGATTTCTTAAGTGATGAAGAGTTTATAGGATACCTACGTGGGAATATAGCCAAGTATATGCATAGATGGAGATACAAGAATGGGATAGAAGATTTACAGAAAGCACAATGGTATAATAACAGACTCATAAAATTTTATATGGATAGAGTTCTGTCACTGACACAAGATAAACAATAAAAAAAGCCCCTGTACCAACTAAGGTATAGGGGCTTAATTATTTTAAATGTATGTTATTCTTAAGGGTATTTTTTCCAGTTTAATTCCCAGTGAGGTCCATCTGGAAAGCTCTTCCAGTCACCACCCCAATCAATACTAACCTTAAGTTCTTTTGCGGCCTTCTTCATAGCCTTCTCTATAGGGTCAAAGTCTTCCCATTCCCAAGAGATAGGCCAAGGTGCTATATCAACAGCATGACCTGTTAGGTGTCTTGAGTTCATTGTGGTGCTTTTACCAGTCTTAACAAGCTCTCTTTGCCTGTCAATATTTCTAACACCCTCAATTACAGTAAAGTCTTTTTCAGTAATCTCTATTGCTCTTTGTATTACATCCTGTAGATCTGGATTAACACCTGATAGATTTTGTAGACTTCTTTGTCCTAGTTCGTATCCCATTATTTCTTTCCTCCGAATAGTTTAGTTGCAGATCTTATACCAAAACTTGCGGCTATAACTACACCAAGGGAATATGTGTACCACTGAGGAGCTTGACTTAAAGCAATAAACCCTGCTTCTGCAATATCTCTTCCCCAATCCCCACAAAATGATAAAATAAATGGTCCTGACAAAAGTAGAACTAGATATTCGTCTTTCCATGAGCTTTGTGTAGCCTTCATAGCTTCAAGATCCCAGTCTATTTCACCTGTAGCAATCTTTAGATCTTTAGTAGCTTTCGCTTTCTGAGCGGCTGTTTTACCTTCGATCCAAGAACCTGCTAGTCCTGCAACTGGTCCAACTATGTTTCCTAATATACCCAACATCAGTTACCACACTGACATTTATCGCAACAGTTGCAAGGCATAGCTAGTATTGCACGTAGTACACGATTAAGATAAGACATTACTCTGCTCCACCTTTTTCTTTAAGTACGATACCAAAGATACCGCCTACGATACCTGCCCATGTTAATATAGGCATACTAAGCATAAAGCCTATTCCGACACCTGCAAGCGCAAGTGCTAGATATGTTGTAGGCTCTTTAAGTCTTCCAGTAATCCAATCCATAGTTATTTCTCCTATTTAAAAGTAATAGCAACACCAACTGATAGGTCACTATATTTAAAGTCGCTGTCTAAAGATAGTTTTGAATAAGCAGATAAGTTATCACTTATAGTCATAGTACTCTTGACAGATGCACCAGAGATATTAAAAGAATCTGAACTTGAATATCCCCAGTCTAATGCAGGTCTAATAGAGAGTCTTGAAACATTAGCTGTAACACCAACATCACCTGACCATTTTTTCGTCTTAAATCCATATTCGACTGATGCGTCTGGTTTTATTAGTGACATAATGCTACTTCTCGCAACACCTTCAGCTTGTGCGTAAGCTGATGATAGAGCAATAATAACACCTGCAATAAATAGTTTTCTCATATATTTTATCCTCTTATTTATTTTGATTTGTTTTAGTTTTACTTAAAGCTGTAGCACCCATGAAACCTAGTACTACACCCATCTGTGCTACAAGAAAGGTATTAAGAAAACCCGATGCTGATTCCATTCGAGGTATATTAATAATGGGTGTAAGTAATATTATAACTGTAACTATTGTTGTACCCATAGCTAACCAAGCCATAGTACGTTGTGTATCCATCATCTTGTCTTCATTCTCTAAACGAATCCATCTTTCGTGACGGTCTAATTCTTCATCAGTAATAATGCCATCACCATCTGAATCGGCTACAGCATATTTACTATCTACTTGTAATTTTTTAGGTGACATTATACTTCTTCTCCATAAGGATTAAACTTAAAGCACTTAGCTTTTACATAGTGGCCTGTAGTCAGTAAACCTTTTGCCATAGGTACTATCTGTTCTTCACATTGTATTTCTGACTGAAACAAGTGATCTCTTCTTACCATTACATCACATGAAGTAGCGTCTGTAGGTACTGCACAGTATAGTATTATAGCGAGAAACATTAGTTTCCAACCAGAGGGTTATCCAAAGCCTCCTGTAGTCTTGTACCTAATCTCTCTTCTAGTTTAGTCATAGCTTCTTCTATACGACCTTCTGTTTCTCGCATTGTATCTCGTACATCTTTTTCTGTCTCACGATTTAATGCTTCTACTTCACGCATAGATGCTAGTGTATCTTTCTGTAACTGGTTCATTTCGTCAATAGCATTCTGAACTTCGTTACGTATCTTATCTACATGACCTTCTACAGTCATTATATCTTCACGTAGATTGTTTTTAATATCACGAGTATAGTCTATAGCTTCATCTAATTTAGTCTGTGTTAAAGTATTCTGAGCTGTTATTGTGTCTACATCTATCTCTTGGATAATCTCTTTCATATCCATGTAGTCTTTATAAAACTCGAATCCTCCCCACAGTCCTCCACCAAGTGCCGAAACGATTGGTACAAGTAGCATGAGTCTACCACCTTTTATCTTTGCACCTGCTATCTCTACTTCTGCCATACTACACCTTAGTTTTCAAATGATAAACTTCTTAATTTGTTAATCTCTTGCTGTAACTTCATTACTTCTAGTTCTTTTTTCTGTAACTCTAGCTCATACAGTCTGTTACAATCTATCCTTGATTTAGCTCGTTTACCTAACGGTATTATTATTCTACTGTAAACACCTATATCACCTGTCTTAGTATTATCTGTAGATATAGTTCCACCCTGTATTATGCCTGTAACTCCAAACTCCCACTGTGTAGCTGATCCTATAGCATTACTGCAATCTAATTCTCCTGCCCTAAACTTATCAGCTTGATAGCTCATACTAGAATTAGGAAGAGATAAACTTAGTGAGTTAGACGTTGAGTCTGCTAAACTAAAGTTATAGCAACAACAAAGAATTATAATAAGTAGAACTCTCATTGTGTTTTCTTTATCTTACTACATATCCTAGAAGACACTAGAGTAGCTTGTTTATTACTCTTAAATATTTTTGACTCAGTACATATGTAAACAGCTTTATCTAAGTCGTTAGATCTTATGTAAACATCAAATAGTTTTCTCTTATTATATTTTACATTTATTACTTTTGAAGTAGAAGCAAAAGGTAAAGGTTTCCAATCCTGTGTATAGACCTGTATAGAATAGTACTCTATCCCTTCCCTTCTATTGAAGATCTTCATTTTAGTTACGTGTACACCATCTATATAAGATGACTTTAATGTCGGATAAGTCGGGGTCATTTCATGTGCGTTACTATGAAGGCTTAAACATGAAAGAAAGGCCAACGCTAATGTTATTTGGCGATACATTCCGCTACTATTAAAGCTGTGTAATTACCTGCTGGTAATGCTTTTGTTGATCCATAGCTTGCAGTAGATTTTACTGTAAACCATGTAGATCCTGCTAGTGTCATATTAAACTCTGTTACATTATTGTATGTAACTTTAGCCGCTTCATATGCAGACATACCTGCTACTCCTACTTGACCAACAATGGTACTTCCTGTCCAAGCTACAGCATCAGTTAGAGTAGGGCTAGATGAGAAGCTATTAGGATGTGTAAACTTTGTCTTATAATAGTCAGCTTGCGCTACATCAACTCTAATAGAAGCATGAACACCTCCATCAGAGGCTTCTGTACTAAGTTTGTAAGGTAATGGATGCCCATAAACACCATTAGTTTCAGTCCATATAGAACACTTGGGTTCTACTACACCATTAATAGGTGAGTCAACTGCCATTGCAGAGGTAGCTGACATTAGTAATGCTATCGTTGCTAATCTCTTAATCATAATATCTCCGATTATTTATCATATTGAGAACGTACTATTGTTCTATGTAGTTTATCTTGTGCTAAATTTCTTAATGCTTTAGTATTATCTTTTATTTCTGCGTCTTTTAATTCTATACTATCTTCGTAAGTACCACCTTCTATAGTTGCACCGTAGTAACCATCTAGTGTACCTGTAGAAGCTAACTGTTGCATCATAGCGAGTTGTTGCATTGGGTTTGCTATTTGTTCTGCCGCTCCTGCTACAGATAAGGCTCTCTCCATCTTTAATTCTTCTTGCTCTTCCTCTTTAGCCTTCTCTTCTTTCTTAGCTTCTTCTTCTTTCTGTTCAGCTTTACGATCTAATTGAAACTTTACCCATTCATCATAATATGGATCATCTATGTCAGGTTCATTATCTATTAAGTTATTATCTAAAAGGTATTTGTACAAAGCACTCTCATAGTCTGGACAGCTAGGATCTGATAAAGGTATAAAACAAGGATCAAATCTGTAGTTGTATGCTACAATAACATTACTGAGTCTTGCATCTCCTGTTACACCTATACTTCCATCACCCCAACGAGTTCCTAACGAAGGTGTAACAACATCAAATCCTATCTTAGTATTACTAGGTAGTTGATTCCAGTTATCATGTCTTTCGTATATATTACCTGACCCATTAGCATTCTTATTAACTATAGAAACTGTAGCATCTGAGCTTGAATCTTTAGTGATTGTATACTTATGAAAGATTCCCTGTACTTCTAAACCTGCTTCTGGGGGAAGTATTTTTGACATATCCCAAGTACTTACATACTTAGCTACATTATCTGTTCTTCCATATAGTAGCTCAGAGGATAAATAAGAGGGCAAGCAACAGCCCACCAACAGCACCAGCACCTGTAGCTGTACTCTTTGTATCTTCATCCCAT